GGTGTGGCCATCAGCATTTCTTCATAGTGATCAGGGCTAGTAATCAGTTGGTAAACTCCCATGTTTAAAAAATCAATCTTGAAATATCCCCTGGTTTCTGCAGATTCATAGTCTATTGCAGCACAATTGTTGATGGGATCATAGGGAATATCTGTTGGATAAACCCCAGAATTGTGTCGACGCACCTGACCATTGATTAGTTGTCGTGCAGGAATATGTTGAATCAGTTTGAGTATTTGATCTCTGTCAGCAAAGTCTATGTCAATATCTGCACTCATTACCAACCTGCTTTCTTTAAAATATCTTTGGCATATTCCTGATCTGCTGGGTAATCTCGAAATTTTTTCATCCAAATATCTGCGTCAATGTAGGACCAAATCATTGCAATTTGATCAGGGCTCAATTCAGACAAGAACTTTTGGCCAGACTCTGAATTATATATAACCCAAGGACTGATGCGACCAGTGGTAATTGCATGGCACATGGCATTTGAATTGCCATAGCGCAAACAATCATGCGCAGGATTTGATGTCTGCTCTTGCCAACTGATGCCAAATTCAACTGCTCTGGCCAATGCATCGCTGACATTTTCTAGTTTTAAATAATCTAGTAGATATTCTGTGTAGATTGAATCTTTACACCAATGGTCAATTTTTTTGTTTTGTTTCAGCACCCATTCAATAAATCTAGCTGGATTCACTGCACGAATATCCACACAGTAACGACCAAACTTCACAAAGGCCCGGTAGTAAGGCGAATCAGCAAAATCATCGTAGGTTTTTAATTTTGCAGAGCCTTGTGTGAGTTCAAAAAACTTTATATATGCCTGGAACCCAAGTTGTACTCCTCGCTCGTCTTTTTCTTGTCTACGCCGTCTTGGCTCGCATGAATGCACTGAGAGACTGGATTCTTTGACAAAGCTTTTCTTACAATACTGACAAGTATAGCTCATTGTTCTGTTTGTCGCTGAAAGTGCCTGGTTAAATTATTTTTTTCTATGTAGTTTTTTATATCTGTTCTCACCATCACAGTGCCAAAGATTGGTGCCAGCATGGCCAATTCGTAGGTGGTAATGTCCGGAGCAGGAGCGTATCTCCAGCCACCAAACACAATTTCTTTAAACTCAGGCACCTTGGCTTCGGGCACTTCTTTTTTGAACACTGACCAAATCATTTTGTTTTCTCCATTCCTAGATCACGCATGTACATATCCAGTTCTTTTTTTGTTGTGATAGCAGCCAACAATTCAATTTCATCCATTTTACGATTAGGAAACAACTCAGCCAATTGTTTTTTAAATCCTGATGCACCGGCTTCTTTTTTCTTGGGCGAAATCCATTGATGCCTAAAGGATCCCATTCCAGGGCTTACCGCAGTGGCACACAACCACTGTAATTTAGGATGCTTGTTGATGGCAAAAAAATGTTTGTTGAGATAATGATTGCAACTTTGCACATAGTATTCTTGCAATTCTCCACTGCCTTGCACACTACTGCTCCAACGAATCATGAGAAAATTTGAAAATTTTTTCTTTTCTTCATCTGTTAGTTCATCGTAGAAATTTCTATTCTTTGAATCCAGCTGTGCCATTTCATTGGCAATGTTAAGTTTATCCATTGGAACTACCACGCTTTGTTATAGTCTACTACTTCACAATTACGACTGATGTCTTTGACAAAGTACACACAGTCTGGTTTTGAACCTTCGGTGATTGGCACACATAACATTTGACCGTTTTTTAACTTGGGTGCATACCAGGTTACTTCTTGATACACATCAATGATTTCAATATCCAAGAAGCTTGGTCTAAAACTGCTCAATGGATTAAATTGAAATGCTTTGAATCCTCTATCGTTGATGCTAGTTAGAGGTAATACTTCGAGATCTCCCATGTCTGGTTCTCCAATTAATATTTGCCAGTCCACTGGCATTTTAATTTTGTTGTTTCCAATGCGCAGCACCAACGCAGGTGTACTGAAACTTTCTAAAAATATCAATGGTATGTAATGATAGTCTGGGTCAACTGGGGTCGAGTTATCTAGTATAGCAAAACGCATATCATCTACTTCCGCTGGAAGATGATCTAGTTCAAAATGTTCATTGTCAAGTGTTAGTATTCTCATATGCTTAGTATATATTAATTAATGCGTTTAGTCAATGTTTTATTTTGTGATTTAAAAATATAGATACACCTATTTTTTGATTGTGTCCACTGGCAGCGCAGTGCAATTGGTTACGATCAAATACAATAACTGACCCAGGGTTCCAATCTACTACCCGATTAACTGTTAACCCGTGTAGATCTTCAATGGGAATATGGCTAATGTATCTAGCATGCATCTCCGAATCAAACTTTTTGCCGGGCTTATAGTTTATAATCTGCGAATAGTCGCTGGTACGATGATCGGCTGTGCCTGCTCCTGTGATCGATCTAACCTGCACCAAGTGTTCTAGATCAGCAATAAATTTATCCGTGACATCAAACTCTGTGACTAAATTTGGTTGTGTTTGGCATTGTTCAAGCAAAACTCTTATATCTTCGACCCAGATAAATTTACCAGAACGATCTGGCAGGTTATATCTAAGAGGCGAAGCATTTGTGCGTGAAAATCTAGTGCTAGGGCCTAACCAATAGTTATCAAATAATACTGTGCCGGCGTAGCCATCATTCCATAAAGGAATTAATACATTTTTATATAAGTCTTGTTGTCCATCAGAAGAATCTACATGTAAACGAAAACTGATACGACTGTTATAAAACAATACAGTTTCAGGCATGTAATTTGTTCCTACCACTTGATCTAATATTACTCTTAATGTTTCCTGTGGAAATTGATCTTGATTCCACTTAGGACAATTACTACAAACATCTGGTCTTGCATCTGTAGTATGATCATCAGTGTCCATGTACGCACGAAGTTCACTGATTTGTTCTGCTGTAACTATATTTTCAAATATTTCTACCATGCTACTTCCATTCTAGTTTTTCTTGCGTGAAAGGATAGTTAGCGTCTTTATAAAACTGTTTGCGTTTAGTCAAATGGCGTTTGGCAAATTTGCAGGTACTTGTTATATCCCAAATTTCTACATGGTCCTTGTCTTCTGCTTTCCTAATACCTCGCCCAATAGATTGTATAACCCTGACAAAGCTCTTTCCGGGCTCCAAAAGAACCAAATTAAAAATCCTAGGGATATTAATACCCACAGCGGCCACACCGTAAGTCGCCACAATAATCTTGTCATCACTAATTGCCACTTCATCGTACTCACTCTGTCTATCTCCTGCTTTGGTTGAGCCGCTTACAAAAACTGCATTTTCTAATTGTTCTACTAATGCTTGCCCGGCCGCAATACGATCTACTAGTACAAGAGTGTTTCCAGATGCATTAACTTGGCGTACAAGGTTGGCAATTGTTTTAAGCCTATCTTCTTCTTCAAGAAGATATTTTAATTCACTTTGATAATTGGTAAATTCTGCATGGTCAATCAGTTGAACAATGTTCACATGACACTGTGCCAACACACCACGATCTTGCAATTCGCTGGCTGCCAGTTGACTTATCACTGGACCAATACTTACCAGCAAGGCCTGACTTTCAAATTTTTCTTTGGGTATGGTTCCGGTGAGACCCCAACGAATTGGAATATGACTCATTACTCCTGTGAGCAATGCTTTGAGTGCATCTGCTTTGGCCATGTGTACTTCGTCGACCATGACACAAACAACATCTTCAATGAAGTCTTGTATTGTTACATCAGCCAATGAATTTTTTGTATTTTTTAACAACACATTCAAACTCTGCCAGGTGCATATAGTATGTGTTTTTCCAAACTCCTTACGGTCACCAAAGTAAACTCCCACATCCAGACCTAGATTGCGGTAGTCTGCTTCGGTTTGTGTTACTAGACTTTTGTTGGGCACAATAACAATACTGCGACCATAGGGTTCAATGCTGTGGCTCAAGGCCGCAGTCATGATTGTTTTGCCTGCTCCTGTGGCAACTTCTTGCATGCATTGTGGGCTGGCTAGGAAGTTATTGATAATTTCAATTTGATAATCGCGCAACATGATAGGTTCTCCTGCTCGAGG